TCCGCCTCCTCCGAACCAAGCTAGGCAGGGAGAGAGGATGGGGTTGATTTCGTGGTCAGTAAGTCGCATCGCTTTTGGAGTTTTTGGGTTTCGTAAACTCGGAGCGGGCGGTCTCGCCGACTCCATGCGATGTAGGGGAGACGATACGGAGCAAAGTTGCAAGGGTTATTTTGACTGATACCACTATATATAGTGATCAGCCAGCAGTTCTGACACAACCTGTGGTATGCGTGAGCCGCATCGCGCCAGCGTTCCTCGGCGTCAAAAATATCCACCGGGCGGGCGAGCATGAAGAAGTCCTCGGTGTTGATGACCACGCCATTCCATGCGGTCAATTCCACCTCCTCGGCGAAGGATCGCGGCTGCGGGTAGCGCCGGTAGAGATCGAGGATTTGGAGTTCCAGTTCGCGATTCACCGCCGCACCTTTCCGAATCCCCCGCCTCGGAATCCGGCCATCACTCGGGTTGCTTCGTGGCGCTCGGCTTTCCGTGGGATCGCGGAGCGGTCGATGACCATCCCGCGCTTGATAGCCTGGTGCGAGAGACTGAACGCATCGCAGAAGTGACTGCTCCAATCATGCACCGGCACATCTTTGATCGTGACGCCATCGCGCTCTTCTTTGCTGTGGTAGGCGTCGAGCGCCTCGATGCCGTCCGCGCACCCGGCCTCGTTTATTGAAATCCTCGGGAACGCATCGTTGGCGAGATTGATGCCATCCCAAACGCTGATCTGCCGTGGCACCGGAACCACGCCGGTCAGTCCGCTGCGACCGAGCGCCTCCTGCCAGAGTCCGCCGACCTCCGCTGCGGCGTCATGCGGGATGAAGTGACCTCCGTAGCCGTATTGGCGTTCCTTGAGCCGTGCCGCCCAATCCGCAGGGGTCTTGCATTCATCGGACCCGGAAAGGGATTCCAAATAATTGATTCGGTCGCCGACCATTTGCCACACCCACACCTTCTGGTTGAGCGGAGCGCCCACATCCCATGAGGTGTAGACCGGCAGTTCCTTGAACCACAGAATGTCGTTTGAGATCCGTTTTTCGGCGCGAGCCTTTTCGAGTGAGCGAACATAGATCGCGCCCGGGCGACCGATGTTGAAGCTGCACTCGTATTCCTGTTGGAACGCATTTTCCGTGGTGCCTCGCCGGATGTCGGTGAGTTCCTCCTCGGGAATGATGTGGCTCTCGCTCGCCTTGAGCATGAGCGTGAACCACTCGCTGTCCGCGCAGGCTCGGTTCCACATCTTCCAAAAAATGTTTCGCCCTTTCGGCGTTCCCACCCATGTCGCCCAGCCTTGGTAGTCGGTGAGTGTGGGCCGGATGACATTGTCCCATGCCGCTGGGTCGAGGTCGGCGGCCTCGTCCATCACGACCCCATCGAGGTAGATTCCGCGAAGGCGCTCGTAGGCTTCGCCAGAGTAAAGCCGGATCGTGGCCTCGTTGTGGAAGGTGATCGCGAGATCGGCCTTGTTGATCACCACTCCGGGGATTTGCGAGGTGAACTGGACAAGGTATTTCCAAGCGATGTCCTTTGCCTGCTCGCGGGTCGGAGCCACATAGGCGTAGCGGAGGGGCGGTCCGCTGCGCTTGTGCGAGAGCGCCTTGGCGATGAGGTCTTGGATGCAGACGAACGATTTCCCAGCACGGCGATGCAGCACCATCACCGACCAGCGTTGCGTCCGGTGCAGGTAGCTCGCGAGTTGCGGGCGCGGGATGATGTCGATGTTAATGGCCACCGATGCGGATGTTGATGTCCATGGCCCCGGCGACCTCGATCTTCTCCGGTTCGTTCCATCCCATCGCCTTCGCGAGCATTTCCCCATACTTCGCGCAGGTCGCCGATTCCGGCGGCATTTCCATGAACCGCTCGCGGAGTGTTTCGAGATAGGTCTCGCGTTTGTAGCTCATCTTGGATTCCGACTTGGCGCGGAGTTCGTCAATTCGGAAGGCCACACTTGCATTTCCTTGCAATTTGCAAGCGGCACCATCGGCTCCTTTTTCGGAGTAACCGGCGCGGATGTAGGCTTGAGTAAGCGAGAGACCGCTCGCGACCCCTTGGCAAAACGCCTCTTGTTTCGGGTTCAATTTCATAGGGTTGATGGTATCAGTCAAAATTGATCTTGACAAGTATTGGGAATCTCCCCCTCATACTCCCCCTGTGGTTGTTATTTCGATCTGAGTCATTTCTTCGGACTTCGTTTTGACTTTGGTTTGCCGGAATAGGATTTCGATGGTTTCCGGGTCGTCGTCTTCGATGAGCTTCGCGTAACGCAACTGGTCGATGAGTGGCTTGCATCCGCCTGCGAAGTTGTCTGCATCAAGTAAGCGAATGGATTTTCTTTCAATGCGGAGTCGAGTGCGCGGCGAGCGCGGACTTTCTCCTTTTGGAGTGTCGTCCAGTGCTGGCCGAGGAGCCGGTTGAGGCTGGGCGTGAGGTATCCCCGCAGTTGAAGAGTGAGAGAATGAACCATCGGGGTTTTGCCGGTAGCCGAGTTGCTTGAGTTGTTCATGGGTCCAGTTCATCGTTTTTTTCGCTCCCGTAGCATCTTGATAATCTCGGGGTATTTCGCCGGGTAGAATGCCGCGTCTTTGATTTTGTCCGCAGGTAAATCCATCGTGGAGCAGACTTGGCTGAACGCTCGGTTCTTAAAAAAATGCCGAGCCGACCGCCGAGCCTCCACCATGATCGCCCTTTGGTGTTTTGATTTGTATTTCTGGCGGTTCCAGATGTCCTCGACCGCCTGCAAGATGATGTTGCAGGCTAAGTCTCGGACCCCTTCCAAGTGGTAGTCTTTAGAAGGAGATTTCGTCATCGGAGGCGCGGGCGGCGGCGAGGCGTTTGTTGAGCGTGGCCAACCGGTCGCTGGAGAGCGGTTCGGTTTCCCGTGGTTTGGATTCCAGCGGGTTGAGCCATTTGATCTTGTGGCGAGGTTGGCCGTTGTATTCCTCGACCTCGACCGTGATCCGGCACTTCTGGCCGAGAAACGGCGACTTGCCAGCGTCCAGCATTTTGATGTCCCACTCGCGGCCAAATGCCTGGTCGAGCGTGTCACAGGTGCGCTTGGTGGCTTTCTCGGTCAGCCAGCCCTGCCAGACGATTTCCCGTCCATGCTGGTCGCTCTCCGGGTCATCGATGAGGAGCGGCACTCGGATAAAATCCGTGCCGGTCTTGGTGGTGCCAAGCCACCCGTTGCCGGGGGCTTTTACTTTCGCGATGTATTTGCCTTCGGCGGTCACATAGCGGTTCTGTTTGTCTGCGAGTTCGTGTGTTGTTGTCATTGTGTTGTTTGGTTGTTGTTGTTCGGGAGATTGGTATCAGTCAAAACGGCGTGTCTTCGGTTAAATCGGCTTTGGGTTCGTCGGGGAAATATGTATTTCGGAGTTCCACGGCCCGCTTGTAGGCGGCTTCTGCCAAATGATAACGAGCCTTGTCATTAGATTCCCAAATTTTGTTGGCGAGTTCCAAATCAAAGCAGGCGGCTTCAAAAGCCATATCAGTTGTCATTGGTTTTGATCCTCCTCAAAACGGGAAATGTCTCCACGCATCACCACCGGCACGGTAGCCCCTCGTTGCCCTCGCCGATTTTTATCGATGACAATGATCGGCGACCCATCGTGCCGGATGTTAATGACCGCATCGGCATGGTGACCAATGGCGCGAGATTCGCGCAACCGACCCTCCTCGTTGAGTTGCGAAGCGGTCAGCACCACGGAATTGGTCTTGAGGGCGGTGAGCTTCAACCTCCGGGCGAGTTCCGAGATCGCCTGTTCCCGGCTGTCCGCCTTCGGCATCGTGACAATTTGAAGATAATCGACAACGATGAGATCAGCTTTCCCCATCGCGACCAACCGATGCGCCTCGGCATCGATCTCTGCCACTTCGGAAATCGTGTCGTGGATCGTCAGCGGGTAATTCATCAATCGCGCAAACGCATTGGAAAGGTCAAATCCGCTGGCGACATGGCGCTGGTCGCCGGTCATTTCCCGAATACCCTCCACCCGCTTCCCAATCATGTTTGCCGCCATCCGCCGCAGGATCGCCTTGGCAGGCATCTCCAAAGAAAAGATCGCGACACGCTTCCCAGCCTCAAGAGCTTGGAGCGCGGCTTGGTAAAGCAAAATGCTTTTCCCTCCTCCAGTATCAGCCCCGACCACCAGCATTTCCCCTCGCAGCAATCCTCCATGGAAATGCCTATCCAATGCCGGAATGCCGGTGGTGAAAGTTTCAATTGCTGTTTTCTGCTCAAGATCGTCAATCAGTTCGGTTAAATGATGCTTGATGGTTTTTTCCTCGACCACATTCCCCGCTGCTGCCCGAGCGATCTTTTCGGAAATTTCGGCCAAGTCGCAGTTCATTCGCCGGATATCTGGCTCGGATTCTGTCCATGCCGCTATCGCATCGCGGAACCCTTTCGCCTTCGCCAATTGTCTACGGTAATCCGATGCGACCGATTGCGCGATAGCACCCGGTCCATACAAAGAAGTTTTGAAAACCTCCATGACTGCTGGCGTTCCTCCGCAAAACTCCAGACGACCACTAGTCTCAAGCTCACAAATCGCCTGTATCGCGCTGCAAGCACCTGTCCGCTGGTGAACCCTTGCTATGGCATCAAAGATCGTTCTGTTAGGCTCCAAAGCGAAAAGCGAGGCATCCCACGGCAATGCCGAAAAGATATCCGGGTCGGAAACAATCAGACTCAACGCTGCCTCCTCGGCAGTTTTGGCTATAGGGACTTCTTTCATAAACAAGATGCTGCGCGTGGCTTTTGTTGTTTCCCGTTGAATGTGGCTTTGGGTTCAAAAATGCCCTGCCACCCTTGGGAGATCGATTCGTTGATCGCTTTGATCGCAGCGTCATGCCCCCACTCACTCATCTTTTTGAGTTGCGCCACTTGGCTTGTCGGCAGCAGGGATTTCATGCGCCCGTTTTTGCGGTATTCCAGATATTCCTTCCAAGCCTTCTCAAATTCCGGAGTTTTTAGGTTTGTTGGAAATTCAACCATCGTCTCTTCTTTTGAAGATGAAGAAGAAGAAGAAGAGCATGCGTTTGGCATATGCCGTTTCGATGCCACCTCGATGCCAGAATCATGCGGTGGCATTGCCGTGGCATTGTCAACCCATCGCTTTTTAGCGTTTTCGCGTTGTTTTTCACGATACTGCTCCTGCTCCTGCCTAACCTCCTCAAGTCGATT